GACAGCGCGTGGTTTCTTCTGGGTATCAGAGGAAATCAGCCTTACTAAGGATGCAAATGATATGAAGGACGCTAGCGAGACAGTGGCCCATATGTTCACTAGCAATCTTCTACGCCAGACTGCTTTGGACAGCATTCAAGGACGTGCTCCTGCACAAGTGTTTACACCAGTGTGTTCTATTCCTGAACTTGAAGCATTGATGTCTAACTGGTCTTTTTTCGAGACAAATATTCACTCACGCGCCTACTCACATATCATTCGCAACATCTACAATGTTCCTAAAGAAGTGTTCAACACTATTCACGAAACACAAGAGATCATTGAGATGGCCGCGAGTGTAGGTGAACACTATGATCGGCTACATCTTCTAAACTGTAAGAAAGAATGCGGCATCGCAGTCTCCGAAGAAGAACACATCAATGCTATCTGGTTGGCGCTTCACGCTTCTTATGCTCTTGAAGCATTTAGATTCATGGTGTCGTTCGCAACCTCTCTAGCAATGGTCGAGAACAAAATCTTTATGGGTAATGGAAACATTATCAGTCTCATTCTACAAGATGAGTTGCTACACAAAGAATGGACTGCTTGGATGATCAATCAAGTCGTCAAGGAAGATCCTAGATTTGCTAGAGCAAAAATCGATTGTGAAGCTGAAGTTCGTGCTATCTACACAGATGTCATTCGTGAAGAAAAAGATTGGGCGTCATATCTATTCAAGAAGGGACCAGTCATCGGCCTTAACGCAAATATTCTTTGTGACTTTGTTGACTATACTGCGGTAGACGCATTGAAGCAGATCGGAATCAAGTATTGGAATGCTGCGCCAAAGACTACTCCGATTCCTTGGTTTAACAAGCATAGTGACACATCAAAGAAGCAGACAGCACTACAAGAGTCCGAAAGCACTTCATATGTTATCGGAGTCCTAACAGACGATCTTCATTATGATCAGCTACCAACGATTTAACAGGAGAAACCATGATAGCAATTATTTGGTCAAAGGACAACTGTCCATATTGCACCCAAGCAAAAACTTTACTTACTATGAAGGGCATCGCATACGAAGAACGTAATATCAGCCTAGACTATACTAAAGAACAACTGCTTGAAGCAGTTCCAAATGCAAAGACTGTTCCACAAATCTTTTTGGATGAAGAATATGTGGGCGGGTATGATAGACTAAAAGAAAAACTGTTGAAGGCAGGATAAAGGAAACATAATGGACTATAAGATTAATGAGGTATATACATTCCGCTTAAACTCGGGAGAAGAAGTTGTAGCAAAGGTACTTAACATAGAGAACAACCTGATCACTATTCACGATCCGTTGTCAGTTGCTCCCGGGCCGCAAGGTCTTGGATTGATACCAAGCCTGTTCACCGCAGACCCTAAGGCAGCGACGGTGCTAAATAGTAATAGTGTAGCAATCTCTGCTTTGACTGATCAAGCTATCAAGGCAAAGTATATTGAAGCTACTACTGGGTTGACAGTTCCGCCCAGTAAAAAGTTAATATTGGGGTAACATATGCCAAAGATCGCCAGAAAAGACGACACGACTGAGGGTAAAGGTAAGGTAGTCACTGTAGCTAGCACAGTATTTGCTAATGGCATTGCTGTAGGCATTCACACTAGCGATATCGCCAAACATCCAGGCGGCGGAAAGCATAACGCATCTAAGACTACTGAAGGTAGTCCTACTGTGTTTGCTGACGGCAAGCCGGTTCTTCGTGTCGGTTCTGGCAGCACATGTGGTCATAAAGTAAATCAGGGTTCACCTGATGTTTTTGTACCTTAAGGAATATTATGGCTGATTCTGGCATACAAAGTCCGTTAGGTATAAATGCTTTAGGATCACTACTAGCCAGCACAGGGCTAACTATAAACCCTGTTGCTGCTAGTTATATGGGCGCAAGCAAGACCAACGCCGAATATACATTCGGTAGCATTATAAACAATACAGTGCTACATCTGTTAACTTGGGCTATCAATGATGGATATGCGCGTGGTGTTGCTGCGGCAGATACATTAACTGATACAACATACAACAATCTTATTTCAATCGGTGCTGGAACTGTACCGGCACTAGGTAATTCTATTCCACCTACGTATGTGATAGAAGACCCGTCTACGAATTGGACTACTATTGCTGAAGCATATGGATTACAGAATACCGGAAGTGCGGTATTACCCGGCCCCGCGACATCAGGCTATGGTAACTATTCTAATTCCATAGGCGATCCTCTAGAAGGATATGGAGTCGTAGATCAGCAGCAAAATGCTACTTGGTATCCATATGACACGACTAATCCTAACAAATCTATAACGCAATGGGGATATATTAGACTTCACGCCCTCCAAGCTTGGAACGAGTTTAACTGGAACGGAACCACAGTGTCTGCGTTCCCTCCAGAATATAAAGAGTTTTGTTCGTCATTCACTAGCTTAGTTTCTGCTGCTAGCAGTGCTAATCAAACAATCGCTACTGCTACCAATTCAAACAACTTTTTGGATGGTGCTTACAGCAATATGGATGACCTTGCTAGTGCTGACATTTCTGGGGTCAATCTATCTACTACAGATTTCGGTACTGACTTAGAAAATCTAGGAAAAGCAATTGATCTTAAGCAGATTGAAACGTTTGGCCTGCCATCAAATCTGTTGAGAACATTAGGTAAGAACTCTGCTGTAACTCAGGACTTAACACTAGCATTGCTTGCTGCCGGTATGTCGTCTACCGACATAGCTAATATCACCACCGGTAAAGTGATGACTGTCTCTAATCAAACAGAACAGCAAATCTATGGTGCGCTTTTAATCATCATAGGTGACAATCTAGCACACGTTCTTGCTCCGCTTCAGTGTAATACTCAGGGACTAAACACGCTAGCAGACCTGCTAAATGTCAAGATGTTATTCCCAATCAGCTATTCGGCGTTAACTGTTCCTATATATAACGCAGTGCCGGGCCCAACAAATAGCAAGACATACTATCTTCTTTATCAAGACGGAGGTGTAAACACAGCCGCACTAGATAGTCCTGCTATTCAATCGTATGTAGGGACGATCATTCCTAGCGGTACACCTCCTATCTTTGACAATACAGTAAGTCCACAAAACTTTAATCAGTTACCTCAAGGATTCGCTTCGTATCTTCAGGGTATTATTCCATATGATCAAGCGGTCGCCGCCGGCGCATTCTCTTACACGATGAGGCAAATAAACAACATTCAAAATGTTGATATACAGAAGTTCGCTAAAGTTGCCAAAGGTATTGAAAATACTAATAATCTAAACCTAATAAACGGAACGAGTAAACCTACTGACCAGACTAGCACTGATCAAGTCATTTCGGTTCAGGCGCTCGGAAGTGGCCCAAGCGGCACACTTACTATCTCCGACTTCTTTGGATGTATGTCCGGGCTTCCTTATCCTTGGCAACTGATACAACAACGCATTACTGGCATTCAAACAGCTAACTTAGCCACTATCTATAAAGAGTTGTTTCTAGCAGTGACATGGGACCCAGCCGCTGTCTCGGTTCAGTATACTACTTACATGGTCGGCCTGGATACGTATTACCATGTAACTGGAGTCACGTTGACTCATGCCGGTGGGGGTTATGGCCGGGGCACCGCGCCTGCCCCCTCAATCACACTGTCTAACGGTGGAACTGCGGTATCTACCATTGAAACTGATGAGTTTGCGGCGTCCGAAGATAATATTAATACAGGCTTAGGACGGGTGACTTCAGTAGCACTGACATCATCAGGCACGGACGGAACTTCAATTCCAACTGTGACTATTGAGTGTCCTCCGACTAGTGTTGGTGGAGGCACCAATACTTCTGCCGGTACAACTGGCTGGCCATCTCCTATGAACTCAGTAGTTCAAGACTACATAGACCAGGCTAATGCAGAGATCGCGTCTATTTTGGTAAACAACCCAGACTCGTCTAATGTTTTAAACGAATATTGGAACATATTAGGTGCCCAGCTAGCTCGTGAACAACGTGCCAGATACACTTACCTTACTCCTGTCTCTGTTCCAAAAGACTTCTTTCTAAACTCATATCCTGTAACGCTTTCATCATTTGTAAACTCACTTCCGCAACTAGGTTTAGATACTAGACCGCATATGTCAGCACAAACAATAGAAGCAATCTCGGATTTGACCACAGTGGGTGGACAAAGTGTAGTAGCGCTCATGAGACAGGAGCGAAACCAAGCAAGATTACAGTCAGTTGGAATTAATCTAGATAACAACATACCCGACACTCTGCCTAATCAGGCTGCACTCACTACAAACGGAACAGCACCTAACGCTATAAATGGTATTCCAAGCTGCGGTGAGCAATATACGATTCCAGCTTGGCCTTCAAACCTAGACGATACTGGCAATGTTATTACACCTGTACCTAGTGGTATATACACTTCACCTATCGGGTTCCAGAAGATCACTACCACTGCTCCAGGTGATATTACGCAGATTCTAAACTGTAATCCAAACCCAGTTGCAGGGCCGCTCGTACCATCAGGGCCAGTAGTCATTCCACCTAGTAGCGGAATCGTAATCATCGCTCCTCCTGATGAATACAATCCTAACAATCTTCCAACTAATCTAAATCCGAACTTTACGAGCAGCGTTCTTCTACCATCAACACCTAGCATTGATCAGGCTATCGCAAAGGTCATCGCTTGTAACTGTGACTGCTGGGTTCAATAAAAACCGGTTGACATCTGTTACCCTATTTGTTATATTGAATCATAGAGATTGTGACAAGCAGGACTGACACGATGTGGACGATTGCTAAAGTTCGTGACGGATTCGCTGATCTTCCGAATGAACGGTTTCACACCTTCGCTATAAAGCTTGAAGGTGAGGTCGTTGGTGAACTCAAGTTTGACCGTGGTCGTTGGAAATCAGCAGGTGGCCCGGCTTGGAAAGGCATCAAGTTTAAAAATAGTTGCTGTTACTTCAGCAAAAAGAAGGAAGATGTCCTTCACTGGTTCAAAACCGATGAGGTTCGTTGATGACAATGCTCGTTCCCATTCCTAAAGAAAAACTCATGTGGTATATCCTGCAGGGGTATCGTATTACGGTAGATGAGAACAGTGGTACTCGTCGTTGGTATCTAAACGGTCGATACCACCGAGAAGACGGTCCTGCTATTGAACATGCAGATGGAGTTTCTCGCGTGTGGTGTCTAAACGGCGAGCGCCACCGAGAAGACGGACCCGCAGTTGAGCAGATAGATGGAACTCGGTATTGGTTTTTAAACGGACAACTTCATCGAGAAGGCGGCCCAGCGGTTGAATGGGCAGATGGAACTCGGTATTGGTTTTTAAACGGACAACGTCATCGAGAAGACGGACCTGCAATTGATGGTGCAGATGGAACTCGTCGTTGGTATCTAAACGGCAAATATCTTAGAGAAGAAACCGCAATAAGAGAATACAAGAGGCTATAGGGAACATGTATAAGATAATGGATAAGATGTACTGGTTGATTTATTCAGGATGGGGCCGAATAGTCCTAGCACTGCTACTGCTCGTCGCCATCATTTTTTTTACTAGGGCATAAGCATTAAGGCATAAATATACTCACATATAAGGAGTATGTTTATGAAAAAGTTTTTTGCAGTAGTATCAATACTGCTAATATCTCTATGTCTTTATGATACAAGCTACGCATTTACACCTCGCGCACCTTTGCCTA